ATTAGATAAGATACAAGCACTAGCAGACCTTAAGGCTTAAAAGAGAAGTTTCCAGACATTCCTAATGTTGATGGTATGATTGCTGATATAACATCAGGTAAAATTGATCTAGCTAATCTCTGTAAGATGGTTCCTAATATAGAAAAAGATGCAGACGGTAAACAGACAGAAAAAGGAACACCATCCACAGCGCCAGAGATAGCTGCTATTGAATTAAAGATAGAAATAGAGATACCTGATCCATCAGCTTTAACGGAAGCAGCTAAGGAAATGACAGAGGCTTTAAACACGGTTAATTTTGAAAAGATAATGAAAGAAGCATTAACACCAGCTATAGAAGAACTTGAAGCAGAACTTTCTGCTATCAAGGCAGGACTGCCCTTCACCCCGGTAGATAAATAAACATATGGCTACGACAAATATTAAATTAGGAACAGTATACACCGATATTAGAGGCGATATGTCTGTGAATCCTGCTAATGATGATTTGCTGCTTAATAAGAATGAGAATGCAATACAAAATTCTATAGTCAACCTATTAACAACTAATTTTTACGAACGGCCGTTTCAAGCAGATATAGGCTCAAACGTAATGGGGCTTTTATTTGAGCTAGACACACCACAGACGGTCTACAACCTAAGGGAAGCCATAACGAATACTATTCAAGCATATGAACCGAGGTGTCAGCTTATTGACGTCATTATTGAATCAGATTCAGATCGCAATCAATACAATGTTGAGATATCTTATTATATTACTAATGCAGAAGCTCCACAGATATTCAACACAATACTTAAAAGGGTAAGATAATGGCCGCCAACTCAGCAACATCAGTAGTAGATTTAGACTTTAATACAATTAAGACTGATCTCAAAGCATTCTTAAAGGGACAGTCTAATATAAGAGACTACGACTTTGAAGGATCTAATATTAACACACTGATAGACGTTCTATCATATAACACGTATAAGAATAACTTCTATACTAATATGCTCGCTAATGAGATGTTTTTAGACACAGCTGAATTGAGAGACAGTGTTGTATCTCACGCTAAAGAATTAAACTATGTACCGCAGTCCTATCATTCTGCTAAAGCAGTAATAGATCTAAAACTAACCCCTACAATAGACGTAACAAGTATATCAGTACCAAAATGGACATCGTTTACCTCATCAATTAATGGAGCTACTAAAACATTCTCTACACAGGATGATGTTATCGTAAAGCCATCTACTAACTCTACTGGCTCAACTGTGTATGAAACAGATAATATACCTCTTTATGAAGGTAAGATTATTGATGAGAACACTCAGATCACTAGCTCAGCCGTTAATACCCACGTTGTCTCCATTAGTAATAAGGAAGTAGATACACGACATATAACCGTAACAGTTAGAGAGAGCAACACGTCTTCTGTTAATGCGGTATGGTCAAAAGCTGATACAGTCTTTGGATTAACATCAACAAGTAATGTATACTTTATTGAGCCAGCTCAAAACGAGAAGTTTAATATAACATTTGGAGACGGTGTATTAGGTAAGAAGCCATCTGTAGGTAATATCATACAACTTAAATATAGACAGAGCTCTGGCCTAACTGGCAACAATGGTAAGATATTCACAGCTGGAAAGAAAATAGGCGGCCATGATTCGGTTGCAACAACAGTAACTAATTCAATCGGCGGAACAGAAGCAGAGACAATCGCTCAGATTAAATTCAATGCTCCTAAAGCATTCCAAGTTCAAGAGCGAGCAGTAACAGCTAATGATTATAAAATTCTTGTACAGAAGGAATTTCCTTCAGTTGTTAATGTATTAGCATTTGGCGGTGAGCAGTTATCACCACCTGAATTTGGTAAGGTAATTATTGCTGTTGATCTTGCTGACGCTGATGGTGTTCCTCAATCAACAAAACGAGCTATACAGAGCTACTTAAGTTCTAGAACTCCTATTAGTATAGACGTAAAAGTAGTAACACCAGAAATATTAAACCTTGAAGTCGAAGGCAAAGTAAACTATAATATAAGTGTAACGACCCAAACAGTCTCAGGAATTAAAGCTAAAGCAACTAATGCACTGAGTGCATTTGCAAATACTAATATTAATGCATTTGATGTAACATATAGAAACTCAAAAGCAGTTGCAGCTATCGACGCATGCGACACTAGTGTTGTCTCAAGTCAGTTAGTAACAAGATTATATAAGAAATTTACTCCCTCAGCAACGCTGCCAGCGTCTTATGTTATAGGATATAATAATGAGCTACAAAACGATGAAGAGTTTGTCGCAGCAACAACAAAATACTCTCTTTACAAACCAGCAATTACATCTACTCAGTTTACATACTTAACAGACACTGCAGCGTTTATTGTTGATGACGGAAAAGGAAAATTAAAGATTGTTAAGACAGATAGCGCTGATAACTTTGTTGTGCTATTAGCTGACGCAGGCACAGTAAACTATACATCTGGACTAGTTAATATTAATTCATTATTAATAAGCTCATATATAGGATCAACATATAAAGTCTACGCTAGATGTGTAAACAGAGATATAACAACTAAGAAAGCATCTATACTACAACTTGATGCAAGTGATATAAGCATAACAGCAGTACAAGAGAGATTATAATGTCAAACTTGACACCGGAATATGTTTCCAATTTTATTGTAAACCAATTCCCAGAAAGATTCCAGGACACGCAGCCTGAACTAGTAGCATTTATCTTAGCCTATTATGAATGGCTTGAGACTACTGGTAAGTCTACTAAGGTGTTAAGACAGCTAAGAGCTAATAGAGATATTGATGATACAGTAACTGACTTTATTATTCACTTTAAGAAAACCTACTTGGAAGGAACTCAACTGCAAACAACAGTTGATGATAGATTCTTACTTAAACATATTAGTGATCTTTATCAAGCAAAAGGTTCAGCAAGATCAGTAGAGTTATTACTGCAAATATTATATGGTCAAGAAGTAGAAGTATTCCTTCCCTCAACAAGAATAATTAAACCTTCTGAGAGTAACTACTATAAGCCAGTATATCTTGAGCTTTCACCATCGTCAAGAAACAAGAATTTAATCGGTAAAGGTATTACTGGAAGCTCAACAGGCTCAACAGGATTTATTGAGAGTGTTGTTACAAAGACAATTCACGGCAAAAGAGTAGCATTAGCATATCTTTCTAGCGTTGTTGGTACATTTAAGACTGGAGAATTTATTACCGATGATGGTATCATCGATGACGCGCCTCAAGTTATAGGATCATTAAGTGATATTGTAATCACTAATGGTGGAAGAAACTTTACAGTTGGCGATAGATTTAGTGTTGTATCTAATACAGGACAAGACGCAGTTGCTAAAATAACAAGCACGGTTGATGCCTCTGGTAGAGTAGCTTTTGATCTCGCTAACGGAGGATATGGATATGCGATATCTAATACGTACACAAGAACATTATCTAGTAATGCTACACTAGAAGTAATCAACATAGCCAATTCAAATACAGAGATAACTGACTTCTTTACATTCGAGAAGGCCGAACAGAAAATGGCCACAGTAACATGGAATGCAGGAACTCAAGACTTTGCACCAGGTGATCATGTACAAGGAACTAACACAACAGCAGTAATGGCTAATGGTCATGTACTAACAATAACTGGTAACACAGCATCGATCCAAATAGCAAATGGTACTTTTACTGGTATAGGATTTCTTAAGAACGTTTCCAATGCAACCACAAACGCAGCAGTTAGCGCAGTAGTTAATTCAACTGCAGTAGGGGAAGTAATTGGTAGATATATTACTGGTGAGAATAGCAATACTTTTGTCTATGGTTTAAATGCTAACAACAAACCATTTGTTAATCATTCATCAGGTAAAATAGTTGGACTATTAAGTAATACAACAGCCTCAATAGCTAATGTCGGTGCAGGCGTAGGCGGCGACTTTGAAGTCGGCGTGCTCGCTGAACAAGAACAATTATCATTATTTACAGATATCATAGGAGCTAATAATACAGCTGAAGATCCAAGGCCATATACTGATTTGTATACTGGTGGATCTAATTCAGGTATAGGAT